CCTCAAAGCTCTAATCTAAAAGCTTGGTATAAACTCGATGCAAGTGAGGTTTATAATAGTACAACTACAGAGTGGAGTATAGATAATAACCAAAATCCTTCAGCTTATCCAAGTTCTTTAGATTTTAATGGAGCAAATTATGCTATAAATTGTGGTAATGATAGTAGTTTAGCATTAACATCAAATTTTTCTATTTCAGCTTGGATTAAATCAAGTAGTCAAGGTAGCTATGCTGTAGCAGTTAGTAAAAATAATGGCAATAATGGCTTTAGTATTCAAATGAGAAAAAACAATAATAGATTCGCATTTAATATAAATGATGGCAGTTGGAAACAAGCTTATTATGATGGCATAAACCCAATAGATGACGGAAATTGGCATCACGTTGTAGGCACTTTTGATGGTTCAATAATTAAAATTTATGTTGATAATATAAAAGGTACTGATGTAAGTTCTGGAACAATGACTTCTAATACTGCAAATTTTACAATAGCAGCTCAAACAAGCGGTCTTTTTTTTAATGGACAGATTTCCAATGTTTCATATTGGAATACAGCTTTAACACCTGCGCAAGTAACAGAAATTTATAATAATGGAACTCCATCTAATCTGTCAAGTCACTCAGCTACTTCTAACCTAGTTTCTTGGTGGAAATTAAACAACACAACTACAGGTATTGAAGATGCAAAAGGTTCTAACAACGGAACTAACAACGGAGCTACTGAATATGCTGGCTTTGTAAATACATTAGCTGGTGATAGCTCAGGAATGACTCAAGCAAACCTTGTTCAAAGTAACTTACAAACAGTTGCGCCTTATAGTAAATATGCTATGAAGCTAGATGACGCTACTTTATCAGATTATATAAACGTACCAAATAATTCAACACTACAAATAACTGGAAACTTGACACTTTCAAGTTGGGTAAGGATTGACGGTTCCTATGTGAGTAATGGCCATCTTATAGCAAAAGCAGATTCATACGTTTTAAAATCACATCAAGGTAGCTTGTCAAATGTACCAAGATTTCAAGTTAATGATGGTACTTTTATAGATTTAGAAGGTCCATCTGCTCTAAGTCTTGATACTTGGCATCATATAACTGGAGTAAGAGAAGGTAATTCTCTTAAACTTTACGTTAACGGAGGTCTAGTAGCTAGTAGTACACAAACAATAGGTAATTTATCTGTAAATACTAATGATATTCAATTCAACGCTTATACTAGTAACTTTAGCTCAGATATAACTTTATCAAATAACGCTATTTGGAACGTTGCTTTAAATGCTTCTGAAATAAGAGAAATTTATAATGAGGGTCTTCCTTCTAATCTAAATACTTTTTCTGGAACAGCTCCTGTTAGCTGGTGGCAATTAGGTGAAAATAGTAGTTTTGATGGTAGTAATTGGAAATATGCTGATGAAATGAGTGCTGGCAACAACGCAGACAGTGTTAATACTGCAGAAACAGCTTTAACAAACGGTGTAGGCACAACAGCTAATGGAGTATCAAGCGGAATGTCAGAAGGTAATTTAGTAGGTGATGCACCGTATAGCACAGCAAATGCAATAAGTTCAAATATGAGTGTATTAGCAAAAGGAACTGATCCAGCTGACATACCATCGTAAAAAAATATTAACTTTGTAAAAAACAAAAAAATGGCAACAACTTATGTAGTAATTAACCTATCTGACACGAACTCAGTTTTATTCAGTCAGGTGAACCAATCTTCTGCTCAAACAATGAGAAGAAATGTAGCAAATACTGAAGGTGTTTTATCCTTCCAGGTAGAGCCTTCTTTTATCACTAACGGGTCATTAGTTCCAGTAGGAACCTATACTCACGAAGAGATATTAGTTTTACTAGCTACTCCAGAATGGACACCAGCTGATCCTGAGTAGTGACTTATAGAAGAAAAATAACCACAAAGAGACCTGGGGTACATTCTAAGAATGCATCCAAAGGGCAGACGGGATACAAACCAAAATATCGTGGTCAAGGCAAGTAATATGGAAGAACCTCTCTTGATAGCTTTGATTTCAGCACTTGGAGTCAAGGAGATATGGAATATAATTAAGAAGAAGATAGACATCTCTGCTCAAAAAGAAGATGACCAAATAGGAAGACTTACAGAGAAAATATCAAGTTTAGAAGTAAAGATAGATGAGCTTATACAAGAGAATATGAATCTAAAAGTGAAACTAGCTAAGATGGAAGAAAGAATATTATTAACGGCTAAAAACAGAATCAAAAAATGAAACTATCTAAGAACTTATCTCTTTCTGAAATGCTGAAAAGCGGAACTGCTGAAAGAAAGGGAATAGAAAACATTCCAACAGAAGAACACATAGAAAATATGAAGGTATTGGCCGAGAACATATTTCAGCCGATTAGAGAGCACTTTAACGTTCCTTTTAGTATTAGTAGTGGTTACCGTTCAGAAACTCTTAACAAGGCCATTGGAGGCGCTCATAAGTATATAGACGGCAAGTACGTAGCTACTTCACAACACTGCAAAGGAGAAGCAATTGATTTAGATAGGGATTATGCCAATGCTCCAAACAACGCAGAAGTATTTCACTTCATTAAAGATAATTTGAATTTTGACCAATTAATTTGGGAGTTTGGAACAGATGAAAACCCTTCTTGGGTACACGTTAGTTACAGCACAACTCGAACACAAAGAAACAGAATATTAGTGGCATACAAAGACGACAACAACAAGACTAAGTATAAAATCTATGGAAGATAAAATAAATCAGCTTTTGCAAGGTCAGGCTGTAATGCAGAATCAGTTGGAGCAAATAAGCAAGCAAAAGAACGATCACGAAAAAAGAATTCGCAGTTTAGAAAAAAAGTTTTGGACATCCATAGCGGTAATAGTAACAGGAATAGGAACATTTATAGAAGGTTTATTTTTAGGAAGATGATAGAAGAAAAGACGGAATTTCAAAAAATGTTAGAGAGGCTAGAGTCTCAAGCGGTTCCAGAAAGAACTTGTAGTATTGACGATGAAACTTGTGAAAGCTGTTCGGGATGAAAAAGAAATTAAAAGATACTGGAATAGGTAAATTCTTAAAAGAAAAAGCTCCTGGAGTACTGGATAAAATAGGAGACATCTTGCCGTCCAATGGGACGCTTGGAATTATTAAAAATATAATTAGTCAAGAACCGGATTTAACTCCTCAAGAAAAAGAAGCTCTTCACCAGCAAGTAGTAGAACTCTACAAGTTAGAGGTAGAAGACAGAGATTCGGCTAGAAACAGAGAGGTTGAATTAGCAAAAGCAAATCGATTTGATTTTATGTTTAATTTAACAGGTTTGGTTGGCCTTTCTTGTTTTTCCTTTTTGGTTTATGCCATTGTTTATTTAGAAATACCAGCCCATAATAAAGAGATTTGGATTCATTTAATCGGGGTGACAGAGGGAATTGTTTTGAGTATAATTGGTTATTTTTATGGTTCGTCAGCATCACGAAGAAAATGATTATCTTTGTAAAATAAATTAAATCAAATGAAATTAGAAGAAAAAGAATTAAAATCTTTGAGAGATTTGAACTCGGAGTTTCAATCACTTAAAGTGCAATTAGGAGAGCTGTCAATACAGAAAAATTCAGTTATTAAAAGAGTAGATTTAATAAGGGTTGAATTTGAATCTCTTGAAAACGAATTAATAAAGAAATACGGAGAAAACTCTGTAATTAATTTAGAACACGGAACAATAACACAAAATGGCGAAAATAAGTAACACTACCACCTATCCCACCAAAGCAACTCCTGTAAGTGCAGATTATGTAATAGGAACAGATGCTTCTTCAAAAGAAACAAAGACTTTTACTTTACAAAGTATAGCAAATCTTTATGGTGGTTCAGGGTCAGGAACAGTTACTAGTGTTGGGTTGGATGGTGGCACAACGGGTCTTACTATAGCAAGTGACACTGTTAATCCAATTACCGCAAATGGAACATTTACCCTAGGCGGTACTTTAGGAGTAGCAAATGGAGGAACAGGTTTAACATCTTTAGCAGAAGGCAGTATTATAATAGGAGACTCTTCAAGTTCTATATCTGCTTTAAGTATAGGAACCGACACTTATGTTTTAACATCTAACGGAACTACAGCATCGTGGGCTGCCGCTGCTAGTGGTGGAGGAATAACTTTTTCTGGATCAACAACTAATGGTTTAGCTACTTATTCTAACTCTGCTACAGCAAATGTTTCTTCAGTATTCACTGTATTGGGCGATAAATTATCTGCACCAGCAGGTACACTTGCTAATCCTTCTATAGAAGTAGGAACAGTAGGAGGTTTATATGCCGCTTCAGGAGGGTTGTTATTAGCACATAACGGAGCTAACGCTATAGGTGTTTCAAGTGCATCTGTTGTTAACTACAAACTAACTCAATTTAATGCTGGATTAAAGTTTGGTTCTGCTGGAAGTACTTTAGATACATACACAGAAGCTACTTGGTCAGGCGGCCCTACAGTTTCTTTTAGTGTTGGTGGTTCTGCCTCACTTAGTACTTCTTCAGGAAGTTATAGAGTTATAGGGGATATGGTATTTGCTTATTTTTCTCTTACCTTTGGATCAGGCAGCATAGGTTACGGGTCAGTTGATATAAGTTTACCTGTAAGTGGGTTGGCTGGAACTGGGTCTATAAACTTTTCAAAAATGAATAGTAACGTAGGAAATTCTCCAGTAAGTACACCAGTGACTGGCGATATACTAACAAATTCATCTAATATTAGATTAAAATCTTTTAACTACGATCAAGACAGCGGATCGCACGTTTCTGGTCAATTATTTGAATTAGTAGATTCAGCAGGACAACCAATATTTCAAAATGGAGACATTGTATCAGGAACAATAATATATAGAAAACAATAAAAATGGCAATAACAAAACAAACAGAATCTGCATCCATAGAGGTTGTAGGTCAATTTAAAGAAATAAATTACAAAGAAAAAGTAAAAGTGTTGGAAGATGGGGTTTTAATATCTGAGTCTTTAAACGGAACTTGTTATCCACCTACAACAGATGTTGCTACTTTAAATTCAGAAGTTGCTGCAATTGCTAATGTTGTTTGGACTCAATCTGTGAAAGATGCATATAGTGCTGCATTTCCTGTAGAGCCACTTCCGTAAAGCTTACTAAAATCAAATGAAATGGAAATTAGAAAAATATCAGTTGGTCCTGATTATAAGTCTGGGGCAATGCACTACCTTATTGGACAAGATGTTCTAGGAGGTAATTATACCATACACCATATAAGACAAGAAAAAAATTGTTTTAAAATATGGATTATTAGGGAAAATGAAATTGTTCTTTGGAAAAGTTTTAATGCAACTATTCCAGTTTCTATAGAATATAATATCAACTTTTAGTATGAAGTCACCTTTTGGTTTTATTGTAACTCCGGTTAATGACACCAGGTACGATAATGTTAAAAAAATAGGAGGCATAGACTTTATTACTAGCTCCTCTAAAGAAGACCATACCGTCTCAAATCGTTTTGCTAATGTAGTGGCAACACCACTAAACTACAAAGGAGAGGTAAAGACAGGGGACATATTAGTAGTACATCATAATGTATTTAAATACTATAACGATATGAAAGGTCGAGAGAGAAGTGGCAGAAGTTTTTTAAAAGACAATCTATTTATAGTAGAGCCCAATCAGTTTTTTATGTACAAACAAAATGGAGAATGGAAGTCTCATTTAGATTATTGCTTTGTTAAACCGTCTTCCAAGGAGGAGTCTGTTATATTTAATAGCGATAAGTATCAAGCTCTTACAGGGACTATTGAGATAACTAATTCCGAGTTAACTTCTTTAGGTGTAAAAACAGGAGATAAAGTTTGTTTTAAACCAGAGTCAGAATATGAGTTTAAAATAGATGACAAAACGCTTTATAGAATGAAGTCTAAAAATATAACGATGATGTTATGAGTAAAGAAATAAAATTAAAAATAATAAAAGCAGGCAGAGCAGCGGTAGAACAATTAATAAAAGTAGCTCAAGAAAAAATTATTAAGCCTGATCCAGATGACGATATAGCAGCAGATAGATTAAAGAACGCAGCAGCTACTAAAAAGCTAGCAATATTTGATGCGTTTGAAATACTTAATCGTATTGATGCGGAAGAAGAGGCTTTAAATAGTGTAAATAAAACAAGCAGTAACCAAGGTTTTGCAGAGAGAAGGTCTAAATAAAGTTTTACAAGATGTTGTTCCAAGAACAGCAATGGCTAAAAAAAACAAGGCCAAAAACTGGGAATATGGATACAATGAAAAGTATGATATTGTTGTTATTTCCAAAGATGGAACACTAGGCGACATATACGAAGTTCAAGGCTTAAGAATTGGCTTACCTAAAACTCCTTCTAAGTATTATTCTAATGAAGAAAAATGTTGGCAACCATTTGAATATCCAAAATCATTATCTAAAATAAAATCCATATTTCAATGGAATGAAATGTCTTCTGACTTTAAAGACGCTTGGGTAAGTTATATTGAACAGGAGTTTGATAGGAGAGAAGAAGGTTTTTGGTTTAATAATAATGGTAATCCTACTTATATTACAGGAACGCATTATTGTTATTTGCAATGGACCAAGATTGATGTAGGTCATCCTGAGTTTAGAGAAGCTAATAGAATATTCTTTTTGTTTTGGGAAGCTTGTAAAGCAGATAAAAGAAGTTTTGGAATGTGTTACTTAAAGATAAGACGTTCTGGTTTTTCATTTATGGGGTCATCTGAAACTGTAAATACAGCTACGATATCTAAAGATGCTAGAGTAGGGGTATTATCGAAAACTGGAACAGATGCTAAAAAAATGTTTACAGATAAAATAGTTCCTATCTCTAATAACTACCCTTTCTTTTTTAAGCCCATCCAAGATGGTATGGATAAGCCAAAAACAGAATTATCTTATCGTGTTCCAGCAAGTAAGATTACTAAGCGTAATATGTATATATCTGACAATCAAGAACTTGAAGGTTTGGATACCACAATAGATTGGCGAAATACTTCTGACAACTCTTATGATGGAGAAAAATTACAATTATTAATACACGATGAAAGTGGTAAATGGGAGAAGCCTGAGAACATACTTAATAATTGGCGTGTTACAAAGACTTGTTTGAGATTAGGAAGCAAAGTTATTGGAAAGTGTATGATGGGCTCTACCTCTAATGCGCTGGATAAAGGTGGTGCTAATTTTAAGAAATTATATTATGACTCTGATGCTAAGTCAAGGAATGCTAATGGCCAAACTAAATCAGGCTTGTATTCTTTATTTATTCCTATGGAATGGAATTTTGAGGGATATATAGATAAGTATGGTATGCCTGTTTTAAAAACTCCAGACAAACCTATTAAAGGCAACGATGGTGAGTACATTACTACAGGGGCTATAAACTATTGGGAGAATGAAGTTGACTCTTTGAAAAATGATGCGGATGCATTAAATGAGTTTTATAGACAATTTCCAAGAACTGAGTCTCACGCATTTAGAGATGAGAGCAAACAGTCTTTGTTTAACTTAACTAAAATATACCAACAGATAGATTACAATGACGGGTTAATGAAGGCTAAGTATTTAACTAGAGGTAGTTTTCATTGGGAGAATGGAATAAAGGATTCTAGAGTAATATGGACTCCAAATAAGACAGGGAGGTTTTTAGTTAGTTGGATACCTAAATACGAATTGCAAAATAAAAAACAACTTAGAAACGGAAAGTATTACCCTGGAAACGAGCACCTTGGCTCATTTGGCTGTGATAGTTACGACATTTCAGGAACGGTTGGTGGAAAAGGATCTAATGGTGCTTTGCACGGAATGACTAAATTTAATATGGATGATGCTCCAAGTAATGAGTTTTTTTTAGAATATGTAGCTAGACCTCAAACAGCAGAGATATTTTTTGAAGAAGTGTTGATGGCTTGTGTGTTTTATGGTATGCCAATCCTTTGTGAAAATAATAAACCAAGACTTTTGTATCATTTTAAAAATAGAGGTTATCGAGGCTTTTCTACCAACAGACCCGATAAAAGCTTTAACAAACTGTCTAAGACAGAAAGAGAATTAGGTGGCATACCTAATACTTCAGAAGATGTTAAGCAGTCTCACGCATCTGCTATTGAGTCTTACATAGAGAAATATGTTGGGCTAGATATGGTTAGTGAGTTTAGAGAAATGGATGAGATGGGGTCAATGTATTTTACTAGAACTCTAGAAGATTGGGCTCGTTTTGATATTAATAAAAGAACTAAATTTGATGCTTCGATTAGCTCTGGTTTAGCTATAATGGCTAATCAAAAACATTTGTACACTCCTGTCAAAAAAGAGTCAAAAATAAGCATTAACTTTGCAAGATATGCTAACAAGGGGAATATAAGCGAATTACTGAAATAAATGAAAGACGTTGAATTATTAATAAACCCCGCAGGTTTTCCAGATCAATTTGCCACTGATGCTGATAAAGCAACAATGGAATATGGATTACAGGTAGGTCAGGCCATTCAATATGAGTGGTTTAGAAAAGGTGGAGGCAGCTGTAGATATTATAGCCAACTTCAATCTTTTAATCAATTAAGGAGATATGCAAGAGGTGAACAATCTGTTGCTAAATACAAAAACGAATTAGCTGTTGATGGCGACTTATCTTACCTCAACCTAGATTGGACTCCAGTTCCAATACTTCCTAAGTTTGTGGACATTGTTGTTAATGGAATGTCAAACAGATTATTTCACGTTAAGGCATATGCTCAAGACGCTTTATCTAGTGAGCACAGAAACAAATACCAAAAGTTAGTAGAAAGAGATATGTTAAATAAAGACATCTTTGCTGACTTTCAAGAGTCCTTTGGTATTAATCCATTTATGACAGATGTAGAAGAGCTTCCAGAAAATAATGAGGAGCTTGAGTTACATATGCAATTAAAATATAAGCCATCTATTGAGATTGCTGAAGAAGAGGCTATTAATACAGTTTTAGAAGAAAATCATTATCAAGACATTAAGAAAAGAATTGATTACGATATGACTGTTCTTGGTGTTGGTATGGCTAAACACCAGTTTTTACCAGGGAGTGGTGTTCAAGTAGATTATGTAGACCCAGCTAACGTGGTATATAGCTATACGGAAGACCCACATTTTAAAGATTGTTTTTATTGGGGAGAAGTTAAAACACTTCCAATAGCTGAGTTAATTAAGATTGATCCTGACTTAACTAGGGAGGATATGAAGAAAATATCTCAATATAGTCAGACTTGGTATGATTCTTACAATGTAAATAGATTTTATGAGAATAGTTTGTTTTTTAAAGACACAGCTACACTTATATATTTTAATTATAAGACTACTAAAAAGTTTGTGTATAAGAAAAAATATTAGAAGGCGGTGGAGAGAGAATGATTGAAAAGGATGACACTTTCAACCCACCAGAAGAAATGATGAAGGAGGGTAAGTTTGAGAGAGTTGAAAAAACTATTGAAGTTTGGTACGAAGGTATAATGGTGGCTGGTTCCAATATTATGTTAAAGTGGGAGTTAGCTGAGAATATGGTTAGACCAAAGTCAGCTTCTCAACACGCAATGCCTAACTACGTGGCTTGTGCTCCAAGAATGTACAAAGGAAATATTGAGTCTTTAGTTAGAAGAATGATTCCTTTTGCTGACCAAATTCAAATAAGCCACTTGAAGCTGCAGCAGGTAGTTGCTAAGATGGTTCCAGATGGTGTGTTTATAGACGCAGATGGATTGAGTGAAGTAGATTTAGGAACGGGACAAGCATACAATCCGGAAGATGCATTAAGACTATACTTCCAAACGGGTAGTGTAATTGGAAGAAGTTACACTCAAGATGGAGAGTTTAATAATGCTAGAGTTCCAATACAGCAATTAAATACTAGCAGTGGTCAATCTAAGATGGCTGCACTAATAGGAAATTATAATCACTACTTAGGAATGATTAGAGCAGTAACTGGCTTAAATGAGGCTAGAGATGGTTCAACGCCTGATCCAAACGCGTTAGTTGGTGTTCAGAAGTTAGCAGCTCTTAATTCTAATACAGCTACTAGACATATACTAGAAGGTAGTTTATATATTAGCAGAACACTTGCAGAAGGTTTGTCGTTAAGAATAGCTGATTTATTAGAGTATGCTGACTTCAAAGAAGAATTTGCTAATCAAATAGGTAAATACAACGTAAAAAGAATAGAAGATATTAAAGACTTATATCTATATGACTTCGGTATATTTATTGAAGTAGCTCCTGACGAAGAAGAAAAAGCAATGTTAGAACAAAATGTTCAAATGGCTTTATCTAAAAATGATATTAGTTTAGAGGACGCTATTGATATTAGAGAGGTTAGAAACTTAAAGATGGCTAATCAGTTATTAAAGCTTAAGAGAAAAAGAAAGCAAGATGCTGATAGAGAAGCTGCTGCGATGCAACAACAGATGACTGCACAAACTCAGTTCCAATCTCAAAAGATGGCTTCGGATGCTGCGATGCAAAAGATACAGTTACAAGGGGAGATGAAAATGAGAGAGAAACAAGCAGAAGTAGCTTTTGAAATAGAGAGGTTAAAAAACGAAGCTGCTCTTAAGCAGCAACTAATGACATATGAGTTCCAACTTAATATGCAATTAAAAGGAGTTGAGGAATCGGCTATTAATACAAGAGAAACTCAAAGAGAAGAAGCTAAGTCTGAAAGAATAAGCCAACAAAATACTGAGCAATCAAAGTTGATTCAACAGAGGCAAGAAAAATTACCTCCAGTTAACTTTGAATCAAAAGAAGATAGTTTAGACGGGTTCGATTTAGCAGAGTTTGAACCTCGATAAAATAAAAAAAATAATTAGTAACTTTGCATAAAAATCAAATCAAATGGAAATTAAAGTAAAAGAATACGACTCTGGACCTCAGAAGTCAAAAGCACAGGTAGAGGAAGAGTTGTTACAAAAGCACGAAGCCGAAGTAAGCGGTGAGAGTGTAGAAGAGAATAAGGTAGAAGCAGTTAAGATAGGTGAATCTAAAACAGAAGAACCTATTAAAGCTGAAGAACCAATTAAAGAAGAACCTGTAGTGGAAGAAAAGCCACAAATGGGTGAACAAGAAGTTCTTTCATTTATTAGAGAGAAATACAGTAAGGAAGTTAATTCTATTGATGACCTACTTGCTAAAAGAGAGCAAGAAGAGTTACCATCAGATGTAGCGACTTACTTACAGTATAAAAAAGAGACTGGTCGTGGATTTGAAGACTTTGCTAAAATCAATAAAGATTATAGTAAAGAAAGTCCTGATCAAGTATTATCTATGTATTATTCAGAAGTTGAAGAAGGCTTAGACAAGGAAGAAATAGATTATTTACTTAATTCTAGATTCGGAACTGACCCTGAAGTTGATTCGGAAGATGAAATAAAAAAGAAAAGCATAGATAAGAAAAAAGAGCTTGCAAAGGCTTTAAAACACTTTGAAGGTCAAAAAGAAAAATATAAAGTTCCTGTTGAGTCAATGGGCGCTACGTTTTCTGATGAAGACCAGCAGAGGTTTAAAGCTTATCAAGAACAAGTGGAGAAATCCAAGGAAACTGAAGGATTAATGCGAAAGCGGTCTGAAAGTTTCCAGGAGAACACCAATAAATTGTTTACTGAAGAATTTAAAGGTTTTAAGTTTAACATCAGTGATAAAGAATATGTTTATTCTCCTGGCGATTTCAACGAACTAAAGAAGTCTCAATCTGACATTATGAACTTTGTATCAAAGTTTACTAATAATCAAGGAGAGATATCGGATGTAGTTGGATATCACAAGTCGTTGTCAATGGCAATGAATCCTGAAAAGTTCGCAAAGTATTTTTACGAGCAAGGGGTGGCATCAGCTGTTAATGAGTCTGCTAAAAAATCTAAAAATATAAATTTAGATATGAGGCAAACTCCGCAGGTGACATCTAAACAAGGATTTAGTGTTAAGGCTACGACACCCTCGTCTAGGCGGGGATTGACAATTAGGTCACCAAAAAATAAATAAGTTAAACATTAAAAACAAAAAACAATGAGTTTAAATATACCGGGGTTTGCTCTACAGCCAAGTGCTACTAGAGTACCAACCGCAACAAACTATATGACAAGTTTTGATTTTTTAAATCAATATTTGCCAGACACATACGAAAAGGAATTTGAGAGATATGGAAACAGAACTCTTTCTTCTTTCTTAAGAATGGTAGGTGCTGAGATGCCTTCTAATTCTGACCTTATTAAATGGGCAGAACAAGGCAGATTACACATTAAATATACAAACGTAAGTACTGTGGTTGCTAATGGGCTTGGAGAAGCTCAATTTACAGTTGCTGATACTTTAATTCCTGCAGACCAAATAATGGCTGCTGCTGGAACTGCATCAGAAATTGCTATTAGAATAGGTCAAACAGTTATGATATCTGGAAACGCTGGCTATGCTGGAATTTCTAACAAAGGTGTTGTTACTGCTGTTGGTGCTTCTACTTTCACTTGTTCTTTCTACGAAACAGGAGGATATAGTGGTTCAGGAACAGTAGCTGTTCCTGGTGAGACAGTAAGTGTTTTCATTTACGGTTCTGAATTTAAAAAAGGAACTAATGGAATGGCAGGTTCTTTAGAGCCATTTGACACGATTCTAGAAAACAATCCTATTATTATCAAAGACAACTACGCTGTTAGTGGTTCTGATATGGCTCAAATTGGATGGGTAGAAGTATCTACTGAAGATGGAGCTAATGGATACCTATGGTATTTAAAAGCAGAGCACGAAACAAGAATGAGGTTTGAAGATTACCTAGAGACTGCAATGGTGGAAGCTGTTAAGTCTGCTGGAGCTGTAGCTAATGGAGCTGCTGCTAAAGGTTTTCTTGGTTCTGAAGGATTATTTTCTGCTATTGAGACAAGAGGTAACATCTTCACAGGTGCTATTACTAATTTAGGAGATTTCGATTCTATTATCGAAAGACTAGATAAGCAAGGTGCTATTGAAGAGAATGTTCTTTTCTTAAACAGACAAACATCTTTCGAGATTGATGATATGTTAGCTGCTCAGAATTCTTATGGTAATGGTGGTTCATCTTACGGATTGTTTGACAATGACGAAGAGATGGCATTAAACCTAGGATTTTCTGGATTTAGAAGAGCATATGATTTCTACAAGACAGATTGGAAATACCTTAACGATCCTACAATGCGAGGTGGTTTAGTTGGTGGGGCTATTGATGGTGTATTAGTACCAGCTGGTTCAACTAATGTTTATGACCAAGTATTGGGAAGAAACGCTAAGAGACCATTCTTACACGTAAGATACAGAGCTTCTGAAACTGAAGACAGACGTTATAAGTCTTGGATTACTGGTTCTGCCGGTGGTGCAGCTACTAGCGATGCTGATGAGATGAGAGTTAATTTCTTATCAGAAAGAGCACTATGTACTATGGGTGCAAACAATTTCGTATTGTTCAAATAATAGTATAATTTATGGAGGGGAGCAATCCCCTCCTATTTTTTAAACTTTAAATTAAATCAAATGAAAAAAAAGAAAGAAATAAAAAACCGTATCTACAAGTTAAGAAACGGTCACCAACCATTAAGTCACACAATTAATTCTAGAAATACTAGAAGAAAGCCATTATTATATTTTGATGGTGAACACAATAGACCTTTACGTTATGCATCCAATCAAAAGAGTCCTTTTGAAGATGAGCAAGATAAAAACGTAATATTAGACCCAGTTATTTTTGAAGATGGAATGTTGTATGTTCCTAAAAACAATCCTGTATTACAGGAGTTTTTACATTACCACCCAGACAATGGTTCTGTTTTTGAGGAAGTAGACAAAGAAGCAGATGCTCAAAAAGAAGTAGATTATTTAGAAGTTGAGGCAAAAGCATTTAAGCAAGCTGCTGAGTTAACTTTAGACCAAATGGAAACTTTAGGTAGAGTATTCTTGGAACTTAGGGTAGGTAATATGACTACTGCTGAATTAAAAAGAGACATTATACTATTTGCTAAAAACCATCCAGAAGACTTCTTAGATGCTCTTAATGACCCAATGTTGGAACTACAAGATACTGTAGTTAAAGTATTTGACAAAGGATTATTAAGCTTAAGAAACAATGGAAAGGATGTTTATTATAATCTCAAGACTAAAAAGACTAAACTTTTAACTATTCCTTTTGGAGATGATCACGTACAAACCGTGGCATCATTCTTTCAGAAAGATGAGGGTATTGAGATATACAAAGCCTTCCAGGATATGTTAGAAAAATAGGCTATCTTTGTGAGATTATTAACCACTTAATTTTTTAAACAATGCAAAAGTTTTTAAGTATACCAGTTACAGGGGAACAAAACCAATTAGTTTCTTGTAACGACATTAAATTAATCGAAGTAGGGGATGGCTCAGGATCAAATCCAACCACAACAACTACTTTATTTTACGGAGGAGGAAAAAAAGTAACTCTAACTCACGCTGCAGTATCTGCTGGAAGTGAAGAAATGAGAGATGCTATTCAGGATGGTGTTGTTCAAGTATTGAAACAACAATGGACTGAAGTTATTTTACAAATGGGTTCTTTACCACAGGCGGTAAGCGGAATTGGAATAGCTTAAGATATGGAAAAGTTTTTAAACGTACCCGTATTTAACTCAATTATGAATGGAACATCAGTTACTCCTGTTGGGTCAGCTGACTTAACAGATACTGGTGATGTTTTCGCTAATGTTTCTGTGGGAGACATTGTTCATCAATCTACAGATAATAAGTATTTTTTAGTTGCTAGTAAAATAGATAACAACAATCTTACTTTAACAGCTTTAGATGGTGGAACAGCTCCTATAGTTTCAGGAAAAGCATTTTTCATTCATTCAGGAACTGTTAGTAACGGTCAATTAGTTTCTGGATCAGGAGTTTTATTAGTAGAACAAGCTAGCACTAGCACCGTAACTATTACCTATGACGCAGCAGCAGCAGCAGCTGATGTTATTACTTTAATACACACTCCAGTTGCTTCAGGAAGTGAAGCTGTTAGAGATTTGATTGAAGAATCAATAGTTAAAGGTTATTCTTCTAGTTGGACAGATGTCTCTCACGATGTGTCTGTTTTACCTCATAAAGTAATAGGAATATCTTTAGGATAACATTTTACCTAATATACTATACAAGAGCTTCTATTACTAGAGGCTCTTTTTTTTTGCTTATCTTTGTATCAAAAGATTTTAGATGATAAATTCTGTTAGAAATACTGTTCTTTCTATACTGAATAAAAATAATTACGGATACATCTCACCAGCTGACTTTAACCTTTTCGCAAAACAAGCACAGCTAGATATATTTGAAGATTACTTTTACCAGTATAATACTCAAATAAACAAAGAGAATAACAGGCTAGGTAGGCTATCTGGCACAGGTTATGCAGACCTTAAAAAAGGGTTAGAAGAAGTATTAGATAGTTTTTCTGTAACTGCATTCTTAACTAGAGTAAACGCCAATACCTATTCCTTACCTTTAGATTATTACTTAATTGACAAAGTATTTTATTACCCAACTCAATTGGCTACAGGATTAACCACCAGTACAACAGCAGGCAAGCTAGATGATTCTACCGCTACCTTTACAGGTGTAGTAAATATAGGTGACATAGTTGTTAATACCACTGACTCTACTTCTGCTTATGTCACTGCGGTTGCTAACACATCTCTTGCTTTAAGTTCTGACATATTTGTAGTAGACGAAAACTATGCTGTCTATAGTAATACTAACATCACGGAGGTTGAAAGAGTGAGTCAAAGTAAAATATTTTATTTAACTAATTCTAACTTAACAGCACCAAACAAACAATATCCTGCTTATGTGTTAGGTGGAGCTACAAGTACTACCTTAGGAAATAACATTACAGTTTATCCATCTACAATTAGTGGTGTAGCTGATGTTCAAACACAATACGTAAGATATCCTCAAGACCCTAAGTGGACTTTCCAAACTTTAACAGGAGGACAACCTTTGTTTGACCAGTCTCAAGCAGATTTTCAAGACTTTGAATTACCTTTATCTGATGAAACAGATTTAGTCATTAGTATATTAAAGTATGCTGGATTATCAATTAGAGAGGCGGACATTGTTCAAGCAGCAACCACACAAGAGAATCTAGAAACCATACAAGAAAATAGCTAATGGCATATATATCACAATATCAATATTATGAAAATGGAGGCAATAATCCAGAGAGTGCTAATTGGGGTTCTTATCAGTATGTTTCTCTACAAGACATTGTAAATAACTATATGTTAATGTATGTTGGTAACAACCAACTTATTAATAATGTAGACAGGTATCAAGTTTTGTTTCACGCTAAAAGAGCCATACAAGAACTTAACTATGATGCATTTAAAGAAATTAAAATACTTCAACTAAATGTTGGAGCTAACTTAAGATATATTCTTCCTTTTGATTTTGTTAACTGGGTTAGGATATCTATATATCACAACGGAACTTTATTTCCTTTAAGTGAAAATATTCAAACTAATTATGCTTCTGCTTACTTGCAAGACAATAACAACAACTTATTATTTGATTCAAGTGGTAATGTATTAAGCCCTGAAAACTCTCAGATTACATTAGACAGAATAGCTGGACTTACTAGAAGCCAATACTTAAATGAGACTAGCCCTTATTACGGTTACTATGGGTTTTGTTTGGAAGGGTGTTGGTATTTTGACTTTTCTATTGGTGGTTCTTATGGGTTAAATACAGAAACAGCCAATGCATTACCTACTTTTAAAATAGACAAAAAAGGTGGCGTAATTAATTTTAGTTCAGGTGCTGGAAACAAGTCTGTTATATTGGAATATGTTTCTGATGGTATGGAAAATGGAGATGATTCATTAGTTACTGTAAACAAAATGTTTGAAGAGTTCTTGTATTCTTATATAACTTACTCTATATTAAACACAAAATTAAACGAACCAGAGTATATTGTTAATAGATACAGAAAAAGCAAATCAGCATTACTTAGAAATGCCAAGATAAGAATGAGTAACATTCACCCAGGAAGACTACTTATGAATTTAAGAGGTCAAGATAAGATTATAAAGTAATATGCAATTAAATAGTTTTTTCTTCAAAGGCATAATGAATAAGTCTAGTGACGAAAGGATACTACCTCCTGGAGAATATGTAGACGCATTAAACGCTAGGCTTGGCTCAACAGAAGATTCTGAAATAGGAAGTGTTGAAAACACTAAAGGCAACACAAAAATAACCAATATAACTAATCAAGGAGTGGCATTAAGTGCTAATGCTATTTGTATTGGTTCATATGCAGACGAAAGTGATGAAACTATTTATTGGTTTGTAACTGATCCTTCAGTAGTTGACTTAATTATTTCTTTTAATGTAAAGACATCTGTCACTATATACCACATTATATCTACTAGCATATTAAACTTTAACCCAAGCAATTTAATAACAGGGGTTGAGCTAATAGACAGGTTTTTAATATTTACAGATAATTTAAATCCACCTAGAAAAATAAATGTAGATAGGTCTTATGCTTTTCCTATTGGTGGTGTGGACCAAATAACAGAAGATGAAATAAATCTTATAGTTAAGCCACCTATTACTCCACCTACTTTTACTTTATCTAGTGCTGATGGTGACGATCAAAGTTTCTTTACAGACAAGTTTATTTCATTTGCTTATAGATTTAAGTATGAAGATGGAGAGTACTCTGCGTTATCCCCATTTAGCCCTCCTGCTTTTGCGCCAATTACTACTGGGCCTGTTCAGGTTGATTTTAACTCAGTCAAGAATGAATCAATGGTTAATGAATTCAATGCAGCAACTGTGTTTTTTGGCACGGGTTCTAATTTAGTTAAAGAAATAGAAGTTTGTTACAAAGAAAGTTTAAGCACTGTTATTAAAGTAATTGACAAGTATAGTAAGCCTGACTTAGGTTGGGCTGACAATTCAACACAGTCTATATTTTTCAGAAACAAAGAAGTGTTTAGAGTGTTATCTGCTAATGAAACTTTAAGGCTTTATGATAATGTTCCGCTAAAGGCAAAAGCTTTAACTAGTTCTGGAAACAGATTAATGTTTGGTAATTATGTAGATGGATACGATATGAAGTCCGCTGACGGAAACGATGTTAAACTAAATTATGTTACGAGTTTGGTAAATCCTACTGAAAATTCTACTGTTATTCCTGGCCAGTTTGTTTCTTCAGATTACCAAGTTTTAAACGGTAGTGCTACGCCAAGTACGGTAAGTGTGGAAAATTCAAAAGCTGTTTTTGATTTTGGACTAACACAATTCACTCAAGGGTCTATTGTAAGTTTTAGTGCTTCATTAAAAAGTTTTGCTTCAGGTGGAAATTTTTATAACCAAAACACTGCTGTTTTAAACCTATCTAGAGCAACTGGTGGAGCAACATTTAATATAGCTGCATCTGTACAATTAAATAATTCATACTCAGACGTGGCTTCTTTTGTAGGTGGCCCTGATTTTGAAAGACTAATTGGAACTGGATTAGCTACAGCAACTCCTAATTATCAACCCTTTGCTAATGCTGTTAATGGAGTAACAGCAACCGATGTTTTAAATAATTCTGTTATACAAACCCCAGCTACTAATAGTGTAGGAGGGGCTAATGTTACAGCAGTAAATTCAGCAGTTCCTAATGCTGCCGCTGCTGATTCTACAATAACACCTCCCGCTACTTACCCAACTGGTCAAACTGGTTTTTTAGAATCTTTTGACATTACTAACCCTACAATAATAAATATACAATCACTAATGATGGTATATAAAGTAGGTAGCACTAAGTCTTTTGAAGGGTTGGAATTTTTGAGTGCTTCATTTAATGTTGAAACTGGCAAGTCTTTAGAAAGCTTACACAGTAATAGAGACTATGACTTAGCTATGGTTTATATGGATGACTATGCTAGATCAAGTACCGCTTTAGTTAGTTTGGATAGCAGCATTAATATTCCTGCTTCTAATTCTATTGATTTTAACAAAGCACAGGTAAATATACCTACTAGTCAAAAAGCACCATCTTGGGCTAAGTATTATAAATTTGCAATCAAACCATCTAAATTAAATTACGATACCTTGTTCTTGTTAAGGTCAGAACCAGACTTAGACAATTCAGAAGAGTTTTGGTGTTTACTAGAAGGGGAAACTGCACAAAAAGTTGCTGAAGGCGAAACTTATGTAGTAAAACAAGACATAGATGGTCCAATGCCAAACTATACAGAAGCTACTTGTTTAGCTAAAAGCACTACTCCAAATTTAGATACAGCTGCGCCTGGATATCCAGGTCCTGGTGTTTATGCAAAATTTGCTCCTGGTGGTAGTTATGAACTAAATAATCCAAACATAATAAAAGAAGTAAATTTAACAACTAATCAAACATCATTACCATTAAACGGAATAGAAGGAGAATTAAGTTTAGCTCAATATTCAGATCCACCGACTAATTCAAAACCTCTATTCCCTACACAATCAATAGGAGAAGGCACTTCGGTTACATTAAAAATAACTTGTGAAAGAAATTCAGGGGAGGCTTTTAGGATAACTTCTCTTAAAGATGATGAGTTAAAACTAAAATACAGCAAATTAACAGCTACTAGAACAGCTAATAGAATTTATGGTACTCACGCCACTCTTCAAGCTAACCTACAAGAAATGGTTGAGAACCAATTTGTTAATGATGATGGATTTTTTGCTGTTTCAGAAACTGATTACGCTGGTAATAATGGTATTAAGTATAAGTTTAAATTAGATAATTCAGTTTTAGTTACTGACGGAACCAGGTATCCTCTTACTGATGAACCTCTTGCAGAAGCTGATGCTTTTCATATTGTTTCATTTCATACTGCAGGAACTAATACAATAGGAGCTATTGATAGATTTCCTGCTCTAGTTCGATATGCTATAGATGATATTGGGGTGTCAAGATTAAAAATAAAAGTATCTATAAATAATCAACCTGACGGGTTAGTCGTGTTAGAAACAGATGGTGAAGATACTGCAAGTGAATTTTATTACGAAGGAAGTCAAGTATTTGACATAAATGGTGACTTACACGATGGTAACCTGCAAAACCAAAATACTTGGGCTTTTTATGATAATGCCCAAAATAATACTTATAGAACCTCACAAGGATTAACGGCTTCTCAGTTTTATGGTGGGAATTTAGCTTTAACCACTACGGGCGGAACTGGAGATGACGCTCCATTTTCTGTAGGTGACATAGTAAATGTACAACAAACCAATTTATCGCCAACTAACCCTCAGTATAATGGCACTCATACTGTGTTAGAAAAACCAGACGCAAATACCATAGTGTTAGATGTGGCATTTGGAGCATCTACTCCTGTAGAGGGTGGAGCTGTTAATGCAGATGCAATTGTGCTTACTAACTTTTTTAACTGTTATTCTTGGGGTAACGGTATGGAGAGTTGTAAGATTCAAGATTCATTCAAAGAAGACGCTCTCAATATTGGTGAAAGAGTATTTACTTTATCAGAGGGTGAGTTTAGGCAGAAAAGAAGAAATGCTTCTATCACTTATAGTGGTATATACAACGATGAAACTAAGCTAAATAGAACTAACGAATTTAATTTAGGTATACTCAACTTCAAAGACTTAAATGAAGACTTTGGAAATATTGAGTTGCTTAAAGCAAGACAGAATGATTTACTAGTGTTACAAGAAGACAAGATATCTTATGTGTTGGTTAATAAAAACGTGCTTACTTCAGCTGACGGTTTGTCTAATGTCACATCAACACCTACTATTTTAGGTAATCAAGTAGCTCGTTTAGAAGAATATGGCATTAGCCATAATCCAGAAAGCTATGCAGAATTTGGATATGACAAGTATTTTACGGATTCAAAGCGTGGTGCAGTAATTAAGTTAAGTGGTAGCTCTTATTCTAATGAATCACTAGAGGTTATATCACAAGCCGGAATGAGGTCTTACTTTAGAGACTTGTTTATAGATGATTTTAATACTCAAAAAATAGGAGGATACGATCCTTATATGAATGAGTATGTGTTAAGTAGTAATAATAGAACATTGCCAGTAGAAGCTCAGACTGTAAACTGCGGATCAGAGCTAGAGTTTAACAACCAAACCGTGAGCTTTACCTATACTGTTAAGTTAGGGGCTTCTATAGGAACTACGGATATTGATTACAATGTAACTAATGGAAACATAAATATATCAGTTACTTACAATGGTGCTACTACTAGTTCAGGAAGTGTTACAGGAAGCGGAACTTTTCAGTTTAATAAAAACATTCCTTCTATTGAAACTGCTGTTGTAACAGTGGCTGTAGTGGGAGTGTCCGCAAATTATTCAATTACCGCTCAGTGTCCAACTGCAGCTGTTATTAATGTATATCAAATATGTTTAAATAACGAATTTACAGGATTAGCTCCAACCATACATAATCAATATGAATGGGCTTCTAGTAATTTAACCCCTCCTGTATCTAGCCCACTTATTAATCAACCTATAACCTTTACAAATGTAGCAACAGGAACAGGGGTTGGAACACAAAGAGTGGCTCAGTATCAGGCATATGCTTCTCAAGTAGCTATTGGAACTACACCAACTCCAGAATCGGTTGTTACAGTTAAATCAGCTAAAACAGGGTCTGATTCATTTGACTTTAATACCAATAACGGAAACAGATTATTACACTTATTAAGTAATACTACTTACGCAAATACTCAAGCAGATATTATTTCTTTGTTAGCTGCTAGTACTAATTTAACTATATCTAATACATCTACAGGAGTTTTTGAGGGTTCTTTTAATTACGCTAATCCAGACTCAACTCCAACTAATTACACTAACTTGTATTTAATATACGACTACAGAAGTTCAACTCAGGTTAATTTGTCTTTTGGATCAACAGAAAGTATAGTTTGTGGCGGGACAGGTGTATTAGGGCCTTACTTCCTAGATGCGGCAGTTCCTTCAGAAGCGACAGTCGTTTACAATGATGCTGCAATGACAGTACCTGCAGCTGATGGTTATTATTTATATGTTAATCCAAATCCAACAGTAGTTGATACGTATTGGTTAAGACAAAGCAGCGGAAGAATTGTTCAAGTAAGTCAATGTTCAGGTTAAATTATGGCAGAAATAACATTATCATATAGTCCAGCAGTAAAAGGATGGCCTTCCTTTTATTCATTTATACCTGAGTATACTCAAGGTATGAACAATTATTTATATACATTTAACAATGGTCAATTGTATAGGCACAATACTAACGCTTTAAGAAACAACTTTTATGGTGTTCAATACAACACAACTATTAAAAGTGTATTTAACAAGGGTCCATTAGAAAATAAATTATTTAAAACACTTATTTTAGAATCAGATGCCCCTTGGTCAGCTACTTTAGCAACTGACTTACCTCAAGTAGGTAGTATTGCAGATACTTATTTTGAAAAGAAAGAAGGTAATTACTTTGCTTTTATTAGGTTTTTAGAAACAGATATTAATTTGTTAATGAGATATGCTAACGGAATAGCAAACGTAACTACTGTTGATGCTACCACACCTGCAACAACCACACTGACTTTTGCTGGTTCGGTAAACATAGGTAGTATTATTAGCATAGGAGATATGGTTTATTATGGGTCGACCCCATCATTAGGCGGTGTAGTAACAGCACTAACTGGTCAAGTTGTTACTATAAACACAACAATTGCAGGCGCAAGCGCCCCTAGTAATGGTGATTTTATACTATACGTCAAGAATACAGTAGCAGAATCTCACGGTGTAATGGGGCATTACTGTGAGTATGAACTAACTAATACTTCAACTTCTAAAGTAGAATTATTCTCAGTTGGCTCAGAATCAATGAAAAGTTTCCCGTAATTTAGTATATTTGCATATGGATCCAGCTACAATGTTAATTATAAGCGGAATCACTAAAGGGGCAAGTGCTCTTTTTAGCCTAGACCAAGCGTCTAAAGCTAAAAGTGATTTGAAAACCGCTACAGATCAAGCTCAAAAATACATAGACAAAGCATATCAAAGCGCAGATGTAAATACTCAAAGAATGAGGTCTATTGATACTAGTTTGTATGATACTGCTAGTGAGAATATAAGCCAAGATTTATCTACTGTGTTAGATGTCACTGCGGGTGAAGACCCAAGATTGGCTGCAGCTCAAGGAAGTAGACTAGCACAACAATCTAATAAACAAAGGCAAGCTTTGGAGATGCAGAAAAGAAAAGATATTCAAAACTTAGAAAAAGATATTGCAGAAGGTGAACAAGCTAGACTAACTAGAATAGCTAATTTAGATGTTGCTCAAGCAGAAGGGTTTCAACAACAAGCTGCTGAAGCACAACAAAGAATGACTCAAGGAAGGCAACAAGCTTTACAAGCTCCGGCATCTATAGTCGGGGATTATACAGGTATGGTAGCTGCAGGTGTTTCTCCAATGCAGATTCAAAAAGGGTTTGAAGGAATGTTTGCTGGCGGTCAGCAAGCTCCACTTACTTCAGTAGGGGGTGTAAATGCATCACCAGCTAGAACAGCAACGGGAGGTTCGGGTATGGGATTTTTAACACAGGGAAATGATTTACAATTTTTGCCTGATGGAAGAATGTATGATCCTGTAACAGGGAGGTTTATATAATAATTAAAAATGGCAGCACCAGGATTAGGTTACGTAAAGAGAGATGTTGAAAAGACTACTGTTGACTGGGGAGCAATTAGTGGTGGCTTAACTACAGCACTAGGTGGAGCATTCGCTGCAGGTGAAAAACAAAAAGCAGAGACAGCTTTAACTGACCAAACAATGGCGGGAGAAATTCAAAAACTTCCAAAAGGAGTTACTCCAGACCAAAGTAAATATTTTTCATCAGCTATACAAAACATTGGTGATGCGAATCAAACTATTAAAGAGCAGTATGACAATGGTGATATTAGTGCTACTCAATATAAAATTGCAGTAAACTCTTTAAATACTCAGTATCAAATATTTAAAAATAATGCTACCAGTTATCAAACTTCTTATGATGATTTTATTAAAAAAGTAACTGACGGAAAAAGTGGAGCTACTACTCAATTAGTAGCTACTTGGGTAGATCAAATGGGTGGTATGAATAAGTCTGTTGAATGGAACCCAGAAACTCAAGTTCTTGAGTCTAGTTATGTGACTAATGGACAAGTAATAAAAAGCCCTGTTTCAAATGATTTAAGTTTGATGAACTATTACAATACTGCTTTTGACAATGACTTGATTGTAAAAGGAAAACAAAGGTTTGGTCAAATGGTTTCGTCTACTGAAGGTATTGAAGGTGACTTAACATATAGTAAAGGTTATAGAAAAAACAAAGCTTTTCAAAACTCTTTAACAGATTACGCTAGAGCAAGTGTTGCTGCTGATAAAACAGGAATAGACGCTGCTGAATATTTAGCTGCTGAAAAAGGATATAAATTAGTTTCAGGATCGCCTCAAAGCGAAAACGAAATACAAGTAGTAAACAACAAAAATGGCATACCAGAAGTAGTAGATATTGAGAAGTATAAAAAATTAGCTGTTGATGGATTTAAAGAAAGTATTTTAGTTTCTTTAGATAACACTTACAAACAAAAAGAAGGAGCTGCTCAATATGATGTTTTCTTAGAAAACAAGGAGCAACTTAAAAAATACAAAGGCCAACCAACAGAAGAAAATTTAAGAGGAGTTTTAGATTACTTATCTAAATTTAATCCAAATAAATACGTTAGCAAGTCTCAAGGAATAAGAGATAAAGAAGAGGTGTCTATAGAGGTGGAAAATCCTAATATGCCTGGAGAAGTAAATATAGAAAAAGTGTCTTTTGAAGAATATGTTAAAAATAAGCCAGGTGCTGCATTTTTTGAGAAAGACAAACAGGGGAGGTTTGTTCCTGTTCAAATTGATAGTTTTAACAAGCTATTAAATTATATGAACAAAGAGGCTGGGATAGAAAACAAAGAGATGTCTGCATTTGAGGCTAGATATGATAAAGAATTTGATGAATTTGGAGTTCCAATACAATAAAATATGGCAAGTTATAAAACACCTAACGGCACAATTGTAGAAGAATCTATTCTTAGAGAAAAGTATGGTTCTCGATTTGATGAACTAGTAAGTAATGGTACTTTTACTTTAGAAGAAGAGGTTGTAAAAAAAAAAGATTTAGATTTTCCTGTTCAGGAGGAAGTTACGGAATCTATTACAGAGGTCAAAACTCCAGATGCTTCATTGGATTCCTCAGAAGAAGACCCGGAACCAATTGAGGTTGAATTAGAAGAACCCACAAATTTTTCAAAAGCTTCAGAGGTGGTTTCTGAATTAGCAGCTTTACAATTTGAATCTGGTGTTGATTACATTAAAGAAATAAAAAATTCTATTGTAGGCGGATGGTATGCTGGGGAAAGTGTAGATGAGGCTTTTGATGTATATAAACAAGGCAAGAATATATCTGATGAAGAATTAGACGATTATATTAAAGCTGCTAATAAAATGTCTAAAATACCTCCTAGCAAAGATATGCAGGAGTTTACAAAAATAAGTGAAGAAGCAGGTGGTGGCGTATGGGGGTTTGTAAAAGGTATTGCGATGACTGGAAAAAGTGTTATACCTCAAGTTATTCTTCAGTCTATGGCAACAATGGGTAGTTCTTTAGTAGATTCTGAAGAAGTTAAGGGAACAGCTGCTTTGTCTGCTGGAGTAGGAGCAGGTACTGGAGCTGCTATAGGATCAACAGGATTTTCTTTAGGTCCTTTAGGTGTTTTAAGCACAGCTGGTGGAGCATTAACTGGAATGGTATCTGGTTTTATTGGAGGGTTGACAGGCACTATGGAGACAGGGTTAGTTTTAACTGAATTTTTAAAAGAGGAGTTAGGAGATAAAGAGTTTAATAAGGAAAATATTAGAGATATACTAGAAAACAAAGAGTTGTTCAATAAGATGAAACAAAACGCTGTTCGTAGAGGCATTACTATTGGATCAATAGAAGCCGCTTCAGCGGGACTATCTAGAGGTTTAGGCACAACGTTACTTAAAAAAGGAATGTCCGCTCCTAAAATAGCTGCGAGAGTTACGCCAATTGAAATGGTATTAGGAAGTGCTGGTGAAACAGCAGGAAGAATTGCTGGGGAGCAAGAATTAAGTACAAATGAAATATTACTTGAGGGATTAGTTGAAGGAAAAGGATTAATTAGCATATCTGACGTGCTGGTAAAAGCAAAAAAACCTAAATACACAATAAATGGAGGTAAAGCTTCTAAGCAAGATGTTATAGACCTAACAAATTCTTTAAATAAAGACAACATAAAAGAAACTATAGCAAAGATTAATATTGAAAACGATTCTGAAACAAATGCATTGGTTCAAAATAAATTAGATGAAATATCTTTAGAAACTGAAATACCATCTAACATTACTAACCCAGAAACAAGGACTAAGCTAGTAGAGTTAGAGACAGAAAGAAAAAGTTTAGAGAACAATACAACTCAATCTGCAAAGAATAGAGTAATAGAAATAGATAACCAAATTAAAAACCTACAACAAGATGCCATTCAAGAGCAAGAAACAGGAGATATACTTGATGCTGAACCAGCCGAAATTGTACAAGAAGTGGAAGAAGAAGTACGGGAGCCTTCTATCGAAACGGAAGAAGAAGCAGTAATAAAAGACTCTGAAATTCCAACAAGTAAAGAAATATATACCATCGAAACAGAAGAAGGGGAAGGAGTTAGAACCGTAGAGATAACTATTAATAAAGATGGAAGTAGAAGTGTAGTGCAAAAAGTAGATGGTGATGTGGCTTCATCTGACAATATACCCGCAGCTAATACTTTAAATAACAATGAATATGTAGAAGGTTCATTTGGTCCTATAGTTGGAGAGCCTCAAATATTAGCAATGGAAGAAGTTATGAATCCTAAAATGAAGGATAAATTAACTGCCAAGCAAAAACAAGAACTAGGTATAGCTGAAGAAGTTAAGGTTTATGACAATATAAACGATGACTTAGAAGTATTTGGGGAGTTTACCAAAAACGTAGAGTCAGGAAGAGACTTAGCTAATATACCAGTAGAAGTTCAAAACATTATTGACCTAGGTCAAAGATTAGACGAACAAGGGGTTACTGTTGAAGTCACTAGAGATTTAGGTATTGTTGATGGAAGACAAGTACTAGAAGTTACAGCAAGCAACGGAGAGAAATTTTTGATGTATAAGTCAAAAGGTGAGGGTACAGGTCCAGCTTCTAAAGGTAAATGGGTTCCACTTCCAGGTTTTGCTAAAGACGGGTATTTTATTAAAGGTGCTTTCAATCCTGAAACAGGAAAAACATTTATACCAGCTGGGTCATTAAGTGACGTAAACAATCCTAAGTTTAACAAGTATGGAAGTGAAACTTTTAAAAAGTTAGCAGAACAATTAGAGAGCGAAACTACTATTGAAGAAACTCCTACTTCTGAAGTTGTTAAAGAAGAAGTAGTTGAAGAGGTAGTAGATGATAAAGCAAAGGGGGAGACTAAACCTGTAGAAGCAGACATAGTTCTTCCAACGGGGAACAAATTTAAAGATGCTATTACAAGGTTTAAAAAAACATTCCTTACAGCAAGAAAGTTTTTACCAAAAGTTTGGTATGACATAATTCAAAATAAAACAGCTCAAGTTCAAGGAGATGTTGATGGATTATCTAATTTAAACAGGGATTACGATAAAGCTATCAAGAAAATAAAAGATAAAAACAAAAGACAAACTACTGAAGAAGCTGCACAAAAATTATTAGCTGGAGAAGAAGTTGAAGTAAATGAAGAGGTTAGAGGTATTGTAACTCAAATGAGAGAAATGATAGATTCTCTTTCAAGAAAACTATTAAACGACCCAACAATAAGTAAAAAAGATAAAGAAAAAATAAAAGCTAATTTAGGATCCTATCTTAATAGAGCTTATAAAATATACGACAACAACAACTGGAGAGGCCAAGTAGAAATGGGTCTTCAGAATGACATACTCAACTCAGCTAAAGATTATTTAAGAGGTCAAATAAAAAGAGAAAACCCTGGATTTTCAGAAGCTCAAGTAGAAAATAAAGTAGACTTAGCTGTAGATGAAATATTAAGAGGGAAAGAAGGTTCTAAATGGTTATTTGGAACTGGAGTTGAAGGTAAGAATCTTAAGATATTAACTAAAAAAAAGAAAATACCTTTACAAATAAGAGCGTTGATGGGCGAGTATACTGACGTAGCTCAAGCTTTTGCAAAAACAATTATTAATTTATCTTCCTTAACAAACACAAGTCAAATGTTAAGAGATTTAACTGCGGTTGGTTTACAGACTGGAATATTAAAAACAAAAGATCAAAGAACACCTGAATTTAATTATCAAATAAAAGGAGATGGAAGTAAAGCTTTTGAAGAAATAGCAGGTCTTTATACCACTAAAGAAATAGCTGATCAGTTTAATGAAATGACTGACCCAAAATCTGTGAATCCAGCACTTGCTCTTTGGTATAAAATTGTTTCACTTAATAAATACGGAAAAACAATATTATCTCCTCAAACTCACGCTGTTAACTTTTTTAGTAACGTAGGATTTGCAGCTGTTAATGGTTATGGAAATGTACAAGAACTTTCTAAAGCATATGAAGCTTTTAGAAACTTAACAAGAGGCAAAAAATTTAATAGAGAACTATATAATAAATATATTAGACTTGGTTTAATAGATAAAAGCGTGGGTCTTTCTGAAGCTAGAGAATTATTTAGTGATGAAACTTTTGAGAGTGCAGTCCTTAGAAATATAGATAAGAAAGGAAATAATATATTAAGTAAAATAAATTCAAAACTTAAAAAAGGATTTAAAAAAGTTGCTGAAAATCCTTATCAAGCTGAAGATGATTTCTGGAAAATATATGCTTTTGAAAATGAAAAAATAAGATACTCTAATTCTCTGTATAATAAAAAACCAAGTGACTTAACTGAAACAGAGTTGTCTGAAGTAGAAAAAATAGCGGCAGAAAATGTTAAAAAAGTTTTACCATCTTATGATCAAATACCTGATGGTATAAAAAAACTAAGAGGTATTCCGGTAGTTGGCTCCTTCGTTTCTTTTCAATATGAGTCTTATAGAACAGCATTAAACACTATAAAATTAGGTATGTCTGAATTGAAGGACCCAAAACTAAGAGGAGCTGGAGCACGTAGAGTTGCAGGGTCAATGACATATGTTGCAGCTAGAAACGCACTATTAGGTTATTTTGGTAAAGCTGCAGGAATAGGTATAGCTGGAATAGTAGGTTCTTTAAAGGCTGAAGATGATGAAAAAGAAAAAAAGAGATTAATGAAAAGGTATTTGTTTGAATGGCAAAAAGAATCTGACATACTTCCATTAGATATAAAAGATGGTAAGTTTTCTTTTATTGATATTTCTGGATCAGACCCACACGGAGCAATTAATAAAACTATTAATGGAATGACAGATGCTGAATCTGTTGGAGATGCAGCTATAATAGGTTTTACAGAATCTACAATAAAACCTTTTTTAGGTGGAGAAATGACAGCTATTTTATTAAACGAAGTTATAAATAACAAAACAAGTAAAGGGGGTCAAATATACAATGATGGAGATCCAGATGATGTGAAGTATGAAAAACAAGTTGACCATATAATTAAACAAGCTAAACCTAGCTTTTTTAGACAATATGACAAAATTATAGAGTCTGATGATAAATTAAGTACAGCTGGTCAAATGGCTGTTGGTTTAAAAAAATATAACTTAGATATTAATAAGCAATTTGGATATAAAGCTTCTTCATTTAAATACGATGGTCCTGCTAAAACTAAGTATGCTTATAAAAAAGCATATAATGAAGCTGTTGAAAACAATGCATCACAGGAAGAACTAAATGATATATATGAAAATTACAAAGAAGAGTATGACGAAAGATACAATGAGTTTCACTTAGACTATATCTCTGCTAGAGATGTATTTGGTGTAGACCCTAAACAATTATACAAAACAATGAATAATCTAAAGTTAGGAGAGTCTAATATTAGGCAAATAATTTATGGAAACCTACCTACACTTCCAAAGAATCCAAATATTAAAACAAAAAAATCTTCTTCTTCTAGAGTTACTGCTTTTTAATTACTATATTCAAGGATGAAGATTTGCAACATATGCAATCAAGAACATCCTGAATCAAACTTTCCTACTGCCGGAGTAAAAAACGGCAAGAGATACTCAAGACTTCAATGTACTCAATGCTACGGTAAAAAGAAAAGAAATCGTAGATACGTCAACAAGCAATGGCTTAAAGATTTAAAAGAGAAAATGTCCTGTGAGTCCTGTGGATACTCTAAAGAAACACATCCTAGATTTTGCACTCAAGCTCTTGAGTTTCACCACCACAAGGATAATAAGAAGTTTGAAGTAAGTAATGGCGTACACAGAGGAATGGCCATTAAAAAACTTCAAGAAGAAATAGATAAATGTAAAGTACTTTGTTCAAGATGTCACGTGGAAGAACATTATCCTTCTTGATCTACCAACTCATCTAAAATTTTAATTAGATTCTTGCAAGACTTATTTAATTCTTCTTGCTTTTTATCCATTAAACTTTCATAAATGTCATCGGTAGTATCGTTGATCATCTTAGTTATAAAGTTAACGTATGTGACGTGGTGTTTCATTGTTTTAAATCTTCTGAGTATAAAAACTCATCTCCTAATTTTTTATCTATTGTTTTAATTGTTCTGTATATTTCAATACTTCTTCTCTTTACTTCGTCCTTTTCTGATTTTGTAGAATCAATACCTAAATGCGCATACAAACTACAATCAATTCTCAATAATTCATCTATTTTATTCTTATCGGTCCAAGTTTTGAACTCTAATATCTTTTCTATATCTTCAAATTTATATCTCATTGTAAATTTTTAATTCTGGAGCACTCAACCCATCTACATTATATGATGGCATAAAACCGTAATCCATTTCGTTATTATAATAAGGCTCGTTCTTATATCCTAGCTTCGCTTTTTCAATTGAAGAATCCTTAATGTAGTGGTTAAAATTTCTTCTCAAGAATGCAACAGTTAAGCCATACCTGTCTGCTATTCTTTGTAATTTTTCTCCTTTAACTAGTCTAAATAATATGTTTTTTCTATTCTTTTCTGTGAGAATATGCTGGAATTTGTAATCAAGATTCATTTAAATTTAAGTTTAAGTTTATTAAGTCTAAGTATTCGTCACTATCTATTTCTCTAACATCAGTGAATGAATATAAGTTTTTGTCTAACCTAATACAGTCAACAGAAAAAAATGTAGCTTCTGGTTTGTGTATTACCCCACCATAAGTAGTGCTTTTATTGGGGTTAAGTTTGTCTAGTTTTTTATTAATAAGTTTTGCAATAGCCATTGACTGAACCATAGAGAAAGACTGTTGAAGCTTGTCAATAAACCCCTCATCCACATCAAATATTCTATCCTCTATATACTTCTGTCTCAAATCCGTGCTCATTTAACTCTTTTAATCTATACTCTTGTAGCTTAGATAACTTTCCTTTTTCTGTTTTAATCTCTGAAAATAAAACAGAGTCTTTTCGTATTGCAACCAAGTCAGGTATGCCATTTTTATTAGTCTTAATTAGTTTAATGACATAATACCCTTCAGCTTCTAGCTGTTTTATTCTTTTCGCTTGTATTGCGCTTTCTTTCACTATATAACATTCTAACTTTTAAGCCTAAATCAGAATCATTTGGAGTTTTTTTAACCAAGATTTCAATTTGTTTATTAAAGTTCATTGTTATAAATTTAATGAATTATATTTATGTAGCTCATAAAAATACTTAGTAATTTTTTTATTATTTTCAAACTCTGTCCTATAAGGAGCAAACTTTGGAACAATATCAGAGGTAATAATTTCCTCCTTCAATTCGTTTAAATCATACATATATATTCCTGAAGAGTCTTTTACTAAGTAAAAAGGCTTTTTTTCTAAAGCTTCACCTATCATTAGTAAATTATAAAACTTATCTACTTGTATATAGTGAGTATTATAAACAACATCCCTAACTTTAATTTCTATGATAGAGATGTCGTTGTAAGCATCGTAAGCTTCATATTCATTTTCCGTGGGTTTTAAACCTCTTTCGTATTTAAGGTTTAAATCTTTAATTAACTGAAGCTCTTTAGTTTTCATTTCCACTGGTTTCTACCAACTAACATTCCAATTATGCCATAGTTAGCTATATCAATAAACGTATCTTCTTGACCTTCACCAGGAACATAATTCTTGCCATTCTTAATTAAGTTCTTTAACCTACTTATTTTGTCAGTTAATCTAATCGATAAACCTGTCAAAGCAAACTTTTTATCTTCAGGCTTCTTTAAGTCACCCCCTAGGGCAATGTTATTTAATCCATAATCCATTTGCTTTCTTGCAAATAATTTATACATTTCTTGTTGTATCTCCTTGAACTCCTTAGATAATTCAGGATATTGTTTTTCAAACGTTTCTATTTCTGTCATTTTATTTTATTTTTATAGTTTAAGTAAGCTCCTTCAATATTAAATCCGCAGCCGCATTTTTTGTGATTACCCTCAAAGTAATTAACATACTCTTCTCTCGGTATGCAGTACCAATTATTATTATAAGGATTGAAATGATATATTAAGTTAAATTGTTGCATATTTTTTTTTGACATCCAATGCCATTCTTTTTTAATCATATAAAATAATCTCTTTTAAAATGTCTTAATGTGTAATCTTTTTTGCTATTTACAGCTTTGTATATCATTTTCTCAATCCCTTTCTCAGAGAATATCCAATAAATATTATTATGCATTCTGTCTTTAGTGGTCATACGATCACGACTCTGCCAGTAACTAGTAGCACTAAAATCAATATTGTAATAAACCAAGAAGTCTGCTTTTCTTAATGATATACCTTCTCTGCCACTAACAATCTGTAAGGCAATGTTCTTATCTGTACTGTCAAACTCTTCTAGTGTGGTACATAAATTGTCACCAAACACTTCCCTTAATGCTATTAACTCAGCCTGGAACTTATAAAAGATTCCTATCTTCTGACCATCAAACTTTTCCTTAATAAACTTAGCCTTACTTAAGTCAAGTACCATTCTATTTCCGCTCTCAAACTTCACCGTTCCACTATACATCTGATGCATTTTAGTCATTAATTTAACAGCAGTATCCCCAAGTATATGTTCACCATCTATCTCATAGACTAAATCCTTTCTAAGCACTTTAATCATATCACTAACCTTTTCACTTATAGGAACTAATAATACTTTTTCATTGATAGTAGTTTTAAACCCAGCCTCCTTTTGACTATATGAAATAGTATAAGGCTTCATTTCTTCTACAATCTCAGCAAGACCTTTACTATAGTCATTTATATTATATCCATTGATCTTTTTCTGCACTACCCTCACATACTCGCTAGCAAACTTATAAAAGCTTCTGTGTTTGCTGAAGGGATTTCCAGGTACACCATACACCTGGTGATACATTTGAGAAAAACTCTCTGGAGTAGGAGTCCCTGACATTAAAATGACATAAGGTTGGTGGTCTTGTATTAATTCTTTTACAGTCTTAGCTCTTTTACTAGGCTTTGGAAAAGCTCCCATTGAATGAGCCTCATCACAAATAATTACATCCCACTTTACGTCCGGTATCTTGTGTAAACTCTCGTAGTTAATAGTAAACATTGTAAAATTAACAGGACACATTTTATCATAATCACTAGATATAGAGCTTATAGCTTTTTTCTTGGTAATAAACAATACGTTTTCAATATTTAACTTTTCACATATACCCAAAGAAGTTAGGGTTTTACCTGTTCTAACCTCCATAGATAGGTAAAGTATCTTTTTATTTTTAAGCACTTTTAATCCTTTTTCAATGATATTTAACTGATAATCTCTAAATTTCATAGTAATTTTTGGATTTTAGCACATTTCTCATAATCTTCAATATCTGTAAAATATTCTAACATTAGCTCTATCATTTCTTTATCGTCAGGATAGATAGGATCGTGAGCAAATAGTATATCAACATTTACCACACCCAAATCTAAATCATCTAAAACATCTTCAATTCCCCAACCTTCAACCACCATCTTGTAGGTGTTGTTAAAAGCAATATGTAATCTTTCTGGATCTAGCTCAATCATATCTCTAACTTTCCATTTGTTTCTAACTCGTGCTTACTCCTTATTCTAATCCATTTTCCAGTGTGGTCCTTGCCTTCGTCAGGCTTTACACCTGTTTTAAATATAGCATAAGAGTTAAGCCATTGATAAAACTTAATTCTTGAAACAGTCATCTTCGCTTTTGGGGCAAAGTCTGGGTTGTCTGATATAAAATCAAGATACAAATCTTGCTTGTATATTTTAAATCCATTTTCAAAGTCTTCATTAGGATTTTTACCATCTAACAATCCAACCCATTCTACAAACTCGTGACAAGTCTCAGCAGATAACTGACGTATCTTAAGATTAACAAATGAACTTTTAACCAATCCCTTATTCATATAGTACTGTAAACAGTAAATCATATAATTATCAAAACTACACCACTCGTCATCATTCCACTCACCAAACATCAACTTGCCAAACTCATCATAAGGAGTGAATGACTTATTGTAGTATTGGTTTAATTCTAACTCCCACTTTCTTCTTTCAAATGAATTACCCTTTCCTTTTATAGCGTAGTTAGTTGTAATAGCAACCTTTGGTGACTTTTTAAAAGGAATCTTAATAGCATCCTTGTTTTTCTTCTCTAGTGTTAATCCTTCTGTAATCACACTAAATAATCTCTCAAAGTCAAAGTGTTTCTTTACATCATCAAAACAAAGTATCTGAGTGTCAGCAGAAACCAATTGATAAGCAAAAGACTTTTGAAAATCAAAACCCTTTCCGTCTATAACTACTAACTTCTTCATATGTTGTAGGGCGTTCATAAACAAGCCTTTACCAGTTCCACCTTCAGGATTATCACTAATTACCTCATCGTTTAATATAACAGCAGGACAGTATGATAGATTCTTGTATCCGTGCATTAAATAACCTATTGTGCTTTCAGTAGATTCAACTCTTTTCTCATCTGTTGCACATATGTTTGATATGAATTTCTTATAATCACACTCAATAGATTCACACTCTTTAAAATCTCTATCTATAACGTGGTCCTTCCAAACATAACCACCTAAATCAATATAATCAATTGGAACTACCTCACTATTGGTTACTTTAACTGCACAATTCTTGTAATATATATAAGACTCGTTCTTAGTGTCCTCAATAAAAAACACTTCAATAGAGTCTAATAATGTTAAAAATTCTTCTCTAAAATATTTAGTCTGTTCAGCAAAGTAGTTGTATATCTCTATATCATCTAGGGTAAGCAAGTGGGTAAGTATAAAATCTTTTATTTGTTTTTCTGATGCGTGATCAATTAAATTATTAGTGACCTTTACAAATACATAATTCTTACTTCCTTCAGGATTATATTTATAAAAACCATTGTCTTCCAAAAACATTTTAAACTTTACGTGAAATATTTTAATAACACCTTTCTTACTTTTGGTCCAAAACTTATTATCAAAACTCTCTTCCTCAACTCTGTCAATTACACTATCCAAAACTTTTTCATCCACTTCATCAAAGTATTTCTTGATGTCAGTCTTTGATTTGCCTTTTAAAATATTAGACTTTATCTGATTTATCTTTTCAGAATCTTCATAAACTCTTGTTGCAAAATTTGCAATGTTGGCATAAGCCGAATCAATTGTCTTCTTTATTTCGTTAACACTAAAGTCCTGAGACTGAAATCCTTTAAGGATATATTCAGCAAGTGACTTCTCTATTCCAAAGTCATTAAATGACGAAGCCAGTATAAACGCATTGTGGTTTCTTTGACCTTCATTCATTGGGTATTTTTTCTCCCACCACTTTACTAAAATCTCCACAATCTTAGTTTGGTCCGTAATAGGAATTGTAATTTCTTTGTTCTCAACAATTGTTGGAGTATCAATAATTTTATCCCACACTAATGAATCTTCATTAATATGTATTAAAGGATCGTAGCTCTCGTAACAAACCCTAGATATATTTTTAGATGTGCTATCAAAAAACTCTGAGTCAAAATATTGTTGTAATGAAGCAAAATACTTTCCGTGTGAATCAACATCAGCAGGGACCTTGATTAAAACCTTAAGCCCCTTGCCGGATGGTGATATGAAAACACAATAAACAAACTTATCTTCAATTAACTCTTCTCTATGTTGGTGTAATTTCTTTTGGGTATCGTACTGGTCGAAGTCTAAACATATTAAACCACTATGCTCCAGGATGGAGTCGTCATTTCTTTTGTTAAACTTCCCACTAAAACAAATAGCAGGTAACTCTTGCTTTAGCTGATTAATTCTTTTTTTATCTTTCTCAGTTCTTATCTTCTTAATAAGTTCTTCTGATCTTCCATCTCTTATTCTTTCTATAATGTCACTTACAGGTAAGTGGAAAGGCTGGGTGGTATCCTTTATGTTTTTAAATATAGTAATGTGTGACATACTGTGACGATTTTGTGACGATTTAAAATTACTTAACTTGTTGATTTACAATTTTTTAATACTCTTTGTGATGAAATTGACGATTTCTATAAGAAAAAATAGTAAAAAGAATAAGGCAGTATACCCAATTACATTTATTACAAAATATTTCAAAAAAATCGTCATTTCCGTCACAGTTATAGTTTAAAATAAATCCTCAGTTTTCTTGGTAGGTTCAAACGTGTCTAGTTCAACGTATTTCTTTCCAGACTTTGAGGTGTTAACATTTAAGTTAACCCATCCATTTTTGTTGTTATCCTTAAGGAATACTATCGCATCCTCAACTTTAACAGACATTGATCCAACAACCCAATCAGGTTGAGTATCTCGGGTTTTAAAAATAAACCCATCAGCAAACACTTTTTCTTTGCTCATAACTATATATATTTAAATTAATATCTACAAATTAACTAGTGTAGACTTCTAGTGTAACTCTTCATAAATGAAGAACTCTTCTATATTCTCAGTGGCATTTTCACTGAAAAACTTATTATAAATTCCTAAAGCTCTCTCTACTTTTTCTTCTCCACTGCTAATAAACTCTTGAGTAGGTTCAAATATTCCAAGCATTTTATTTGTTTTATCTATGGCATAAAAAACCACAGGTACTCCAAATAACTTTTGGTATATATAAGCCTGACTGTCGTAATTGTATTTCTTTGCAGAGTACTTAAACTTAGAGATGTCAGAAGTTGTTTTGATGTCTATAATCCTATCCGGATGAAGTATATCAGCTTTCCCCTTCCACATAGCACCTTGTATTTCTCTTATGGAAGGTACCTCGTATCGGTTCTTGCTATTATAGATGGCTTCATAAAAAGTTAAATTACTTTTCATTATCTCCACCAACTCATCTAAATGATCTGCCTCTTGTTGCAATAAAGCAATAGACAAACCGGTATCTTTTAATTGGTCTTTATAGTTTTTAGTATTTCTACTAGTAGAATCAATAACCACAAAGTCATCTAATTTGTGTGGCTCCAACATAGATACGTGAAAGTATCTACCCATTATCATTGCTTTAGTTTCCTTAGACTGCTTTCTAAAGTTCCTAGGGTCATTCAACAGACTGTAAATATCTGAGTTAGATAAGAACTGTCTGCCAAAATCTCCGTAGTAATCTTTGTCTTCTTGCAGCTTAAGGAGGGTTTCCTTAACATCAAACATAGGTCTTAATAGTTTTAATTGCTTTTGCAGATAAAATATACTTCTTCTTTAATCTGTCTACTACTCCATCAAAACCCAGGTGCTTGTTGTCTATGACATACTTCAAGCAATCTCCCCATTTGTCATCACCAATATCTAACTTAGCTTTCTCAGTATAAGTTGTTTTGTGATCATTGGTATTGTCTGGGTCGTTAGTGTCATCTATTAATAATAAACCATTTAAGGCATATTTTCTAGAATAAGAACTACTGCTACCAAAACTTTGAGCAATATCCATTCCTTTTCTAGATGGATCAACACCTGCACACGCAGTAACTGAAACACTTTGCTCTGACTTATTATCTAATATAGTAGCAGTTGTAACTATAGTTATAATACCACCGTACTCATTGACCGAGTCAGATAAAGTAATAGATGCATTGTGCTTCTTAAGTATAGGCTTTAAAGCCTCAAGTATGTCCTCACAAGAACGATACTTGTATTTACCAAAACTATTGTATTGGTTCTTTGGAGCTTTTAACTCCGATTGGATTTTCATTAACTTTTCCATTGATTTGATTTAATTGTTTATGATATTTACTGTACCTACTTAGTACCTTCTCTTTTCGTGTTTTATAGAAAAGTAAAGACTTTCGATTGTTATCTTGGTAACAATTCCTAATTTTTATAAATAAACTATCTAGTTCTTCTTCGCATTCATTCATTAAGACATTTAATCTGCCTATGACCCAACCCTTCTCTAGAAATATGTCATACTCTTCGTCAGCTATCTCATCGTAGTAAGGACTTGATGACTTAACTATTGTATAAACACCTTTCTCATTGGTCATCTTAATACCTTTGTGAATAATAGCTTTTTCAAACTTACTGTTATCCATAAAAACAGTAGACCTAATGTTGTTGGCTTGGTTCCAGATGTCCTCTAGACTGAACATTTTAATTCCTTTACAAGATTCCTAAGATCAGCATCCACTCTCATATAGTTTTTAATTTTTGCTTGTCCATATAATATATTGGAGTGAGCCATCTTATGGTTGTGTTCACTAAGAATATAATCTTGAATGTAACAAGGTCTTATGTTTCTATCTTTACATAAGTAGAAAAATATTTGCCTTGCATCTATGTGATTTCTTTTTTTAGAGCTGTGAAATAACTTTTCAACCGGTACTTGGAGCTTGTCCAAAACTACCTTCTCTATCTTCTGAAGTGCTTCTTCTTTCGTCATTTGATTGTATTAAATTGTAGTATTCATAGTCATAAAAATCTTGACTATTCATTATAATTAAATTTTCGAATTCTCTTTTACTTTGTGCCATTTTAGTTTGCTAATATAATATTTGTCTATGTAATATCCAAATTTAGTCAGATAAATTATCCCATAAAAGTTGTAATTCTCTGATTCTCATTTGGTTAGGATTATCTTTTAGTTTTTCTTTTAAAATTAACTCAGAAATCCAATTTACTTTTAATCCTTTCATTGTGGTATCGCTTTCGTATTCCATTTTTCTATTATTTGTTCATTAGTTGAATCGTCAATATAATAAATATATCCATTCAATTCAACATATAAACTATCTTTTGATCTTATATCTATTTTCATAATTTATGTTTTAACTGTTAAAAAGTGGTCAGAAAGTGTTCGGACTGTTAAATACTGCACGAAAAGTGTACTATTTCCATTGTTTTGCTATTGCCTGGGCAATTCCAGGAAATGTTTTACTTCTTAATTTACTTCTTTCTTCTTTTGGTAGTTTCCAGGCATCAGCATACCAACTAGGCATACTTTTACCACTTTTAAATTTTTGTCTTTCAGGTGGTTTAACAATATTAGTTGGTTCTAAGTT